TCACGCCGCCAGTTTTTCGCTGGGGGAGTTTTGGGGTAATGCCCTGAGCCTCATCTTGCGCATCAGCGCCCACAGGTTCAGCGATTCACCCATGTCGTGCTGCTGATTCATGAGTTCCAGGGCGTCGTAGATCTCGCGCAGCTGGGCCACCGCATAGTGGTGCGTCATGTTGCTGTTGCCCTGGGTGTGCCACAGGATCTCGTTCTGCGTGCGCTCGGAAACGCCGGCCGCACGCAGGCGCATCCCTACGGTGTGCCGTAGATCGTGCACATGCAGGTCGTCCAGGCCGGCCGCCGTGCGGGCCGCCACCCAGGCCGGACTCCACATGGTCGCCACCGGTCGGTAAACCTGGGCTACCCCTTTGCGCGTGCGCCGCGGGTACACGAACACCCGTTCGGGGTGCAGGCCCCGCTGCGCGTCGACGAGACGCTGGGCCACGGAATTGCAGACGATCAGCCTTTCCGACTTGCGACCCTTCACGAACTCCCGGGGGACCACAAAAACGGAGACTTCCAGGCCGGGCCGCAACGTGAGACGGACCTCCCAATCCCAACTGAGCATGCAGACGACACGCCGGCGTGCGCCGGTGTTCAAGTCGAATTCGGCCATGGCCGCCAGATACGGCGGTAGGGCGCCCAGCAACTTGAACTGCTCGACCCAAGTAATGGGTCGGGGCGGCCGCTGGTCCGTCAGAGGCAGCATGGTGATTGACGGGGCATGCGGTAGCCAGGTGGCACCGTTGGGGAATTGCCACTTTGTAACGGCGCGCTTTAGGATAGTGCGCACGCACTCGAGCGCATTATTGATGGTCTTGTTTTTCCAGTTAGCCCGCCGGCGGTCCTCAATGAAGTCTTTGAGGGTGGCGTCGCACAACTTGTCGATTGTTAAAGAGCCGTTCCAAGCTACCAGCGGCTCCAGCATGTAGGCGTCGGTCACGGCTGACGGCATACCTTGCTTGTCGGCCAGCAACTGCGTGGCCGCGTCTTCCAGCGTGACCGGTATCCGCTTTTTCGGATCCGCCAGAAACTGGAGGGAGACGCGGATTTCCTCGCGCTGCGCCGTCAGGTAGTCGGCGGCCTCTGCTTGGCTTTCAAAGCCGCGCTTGCGAATGCGCTGCTTTTTGTATCGGGCGTCGACCTCGAAGGTACCGTCACCAGTCGCGTAGACGCCGTTCGTCTTTGAACGTCCCATTTCTTCACCTCGTTGCATGAAGCGGGACACTCATTACCCGCGGGCAGTTTAACCGCTTCCTTGTAGGCGTCCCAGGCGGCGTCCAGGTCGGTGCGCTCGTAGATCGTGGATGGGCCGGCGGGCGTGCCCTTGCCCGCCAGCAGCGGGGCTATGTTGCTGTCGAAGAAACGGCGCCGCACGCCCAGGTAGGTCTGGGCCTCTTGCGTGGTGAATCCGCGCTTTTCCATGGTCGACCCCTACGGCAGCTTGTAGCGGTCGCGGCAGGGAGCGCACGCCGCGCCGACCAGGCGGGCCGACCATTCGCCGCACAGGTCACAGTCGCCAGGCTCGCCCTTGGGCATGCCGGCGGCGCGGGCGCTGGCGGCCGCCTGGCGCGCGGCGGCTTCGCGCTCGATGTGGTCGCCGGCTTCGTCGATGATGTCAGCCATGACTGCCCTCCTTTAAGTTTTGCCGTTCCACTTCGGGCGGCGTTGATCGGCGCGCAATTCGCGGCGGAGCCGCTTGATCTCGTCGCGAGCCTCACGCATTACCGGGGCAAGCCAGCCCGTGTCCTCATCGTGCGCGCAGTTGATGGCCGATTGGAGGCGGGCCAGTAGGGGCGCTTTCTTCGTCTCGCCCATCAGTTCTCTCCCAGCAGATGGTTGATGTACCAGCGCGCCTTGCGCAGGTCCTCCGGCCCGTTCTTGCGCTTCCAGCGCCACAGGTACTTGATGGCGTTGGCGGTGCACGCCGCCTCGATGCCTTCCAGGCCGGTCGTCGCCGCAGCGATCGCATCGATGCACTCGACGCCGCCGGCGGTGTAGTGGGCCGGGTGGTTGACGACGTCAGCGTTCGGGTACGCGGCGTCGAGCGCTTTCAGATCGGCCCTGGCCTCGGTGAGCTCTGGTTGCTTCGCCAGAATCTCGGTCAGGCACTTGCGAAGACCGTGTACCTCCGGAGGCTGCAAGGGCTGGGAGGCTAGGAGCTTATGCAGAGCGTGCTGTGCCGGCGAGTTATCTTCTACGAACGGGGCGAAAGATGCGGGTTCTCTCATGGTCACGCTCTCCTTTTAAGGGCGTCCAGCAGGAGGTCTTGCACCTCGCGCTTGGTCTCGATGCGCGCCAGCACGATCTCGTCGACCGTGTCGCGCGCCAGGATGTAGTGGATGAAGACGGGCCGGTCGTGGCCGGCCTGCATCTGGCGCGTGGGCCCGATGCGCTCGATGATCTGTTGGTGCTCTTCCAGGTTCCAATTCACGCTGAAGAACACCAGGATGTTGCCGCCGTCCTGGAGGTTCAGGCCGTGGCCGGCGCTGGCGGGGTGGGCGAACAGCACGGGGATCTTGCCGGCGTTCCAGTCGCGCAGCGTCTGCGGGTCTTTGTCCAGCTGGCGGCCTTTCGGAAAAGCTTTGAGCAAGCGCGCCAGATCGGACTTGAAGTGGTAGGCCACCAGCACCGGCATGCCGGCCGCCTCTTCGATGACCTCGTCCAGGGCCTGCAGCTTCACGTCGTGCACCTCTGCCCACTGCGTGCCGTCCTCGCCCACGTAGGCGGCGCCGTTGGCCAGCTGCAGACACTTCATGGTCTTGGCGGCGGCGTTGAACGCCTCGACTTCGTGTTCGCCGATCTGGGCGAACATAGCCTTTTCCATGTCGTCATACAGTGCACGCGCTTTGGCCGGCAGATCCACCTGGATATGGTTAGTGATCGGCGCGCGCAGGTCGAACCAGTCGCGGGCGTCCAGCGACAGGCACAGCCCGCGCATTGCGTCCTCTATCTGCTCTTGGGCGAATGGGAGCGGCTCGATACCGTAGCCGTCAAAGGACGGGCGAAACCAGCGTTGGCGGAACGCGTCGAACGTTCGGCCCAGGCGCTGGCCCTGATCCAGGTACCATGCCTGGCCCCACAGATCCTGCAGGCCGTTGGGCGACGGCGTGCCGGTCAGCTCAATGAAGTGCGCCGCATGCTTGTGCGCCACCCGACCCAGGGCGCGGGCACGCTGCGTGCCCTGGCGCAGCCGAAACCCTTTCAGCTTGGTGGACTCGTCGGCCACGATCTTGCGGAATGGCCAGGGCTTTTTCCAGCGGTCCAGCAGGTCCACCAGCCAGGGCAGGTTCTCGTAATTGATCGTGAAGACGCCGCCGGAGAATTGGAAGGCGCGCAGCAGGGCGCGCTCGCGCGCCTTCACGTCGCCCACGATAGGGGTCACGTCCAGATTGCGCAGGTGCCTCCACTTGGCGGCCTCGTCCGGCCAGGTCGATTGCGCCACGCGCAATGGCGCGCACACCAGCGTCGGGCCAGGCTCGACCAGCTCCAGCAGGTCCAGCGCGTTCAGCGTGGACACGGTCTTGCCCATACCCATGCCGGCCCAAATGCCACAGCGCGCGACGTCCAGTACATGGTTTGTGATCAGCGCGCCGTAGGGGCGCGCGGTGAACGAGCGCCGTCCGGTCATGCTGCTTTCCTTATGGCTTCGATCGCATAGGCGGCAAGGGGCGGCGGGTTGGCGTTGCCGAGCATGTGCAGCGCCAGGGCATGGTTGTCGGGCAGGCGGTAGTCGGCGGGGAAGCCCATGCCGACGCAGTTCTCCGCCTTGGTGAGCATTCGCATGCGGTCACCGTCAACAAGTGCCCAGCGCGCGCGAGTGGTGATCGTACCGATGGGGCGGTCCAAGGATCGGCCCGTAAGCCCGGAGCCGGACCCGTAGTAGGGCATCACGAAGCGATCGCCGTACTGGCGACGCCCAGCGCGCACGCGCGCCAACGTCTTCGGCGAACGGCCGGGGCGTTCAATCAAGGACCAACTGCCGGCGGTGAAGTCGATCACGCCCCGGATTGGACGGTGCTCGGCGGTCGGTGCGGCGAGTTGAATGGGCTTCTTAGTGCGCGTCGCCGCGATCAGAATGCGCTGCCGATGCTGCGGCACGCCGCAGTCCGCCGCGTCCCAGATGACAGGCGACAAGACATATCCCAGCGCATTCATCGCCGCGCACCATGCTGGGTAGAGCTGCCACCGTGCGAAGGCCGGCACGTTCTCCACTAGGACGAATGGCGGCCGGTGGTATTCAGCTGCAGAGACGACGGCCCATGCCGTGGCGCGCGCGGCGTCATGGTGAGGCTGCTCCTTGCCGCGGGCCGGCGTGTGGCCGGTGCAGGCCGGAGAGGCGATAAGCAGGTCGTGCGCCGGTACGCGGGTCCAGTCGGCTTGGTGCAGGTCCTGGCACACATGCAGCGCTTCTGGGTGGTTCGCGGCGTGCGTATCCACGGCCGAGCGCCAGTGATTTGCTGCCCATACAACTTGAACTCCCACGCGGCGCGCGCCTTCGGAATTGCCGCCCAGGCCCGCGAACAGGTCGATGGCCGTTTTCATCACGCCTCCTTCCGCTGGGACTGCTGGGCAATGGCGGCGTCGATGGCGTCTCGCGCCGTGTACGCTGCTGCTTGAGCAGATTCGCCCCAGCCCATGAACGGCTCAATGTTGCCGTCCTCGTCGCGGTGGAACACGCGGCAAAGTTCGCGGTCCTTAGACCAAGTTATCCAGGCGCCATGCGTCACGAGGAATTCCAGCCGTTCGCTGTCCAGCGCATCGCCAGCAGCGGGAGCGGACGCTACAGCGCGCAGCCGGCCGATTTCCTGCAACAGCTCCTTGAAGGCGACATCGCGGTCCAAGCGTTTGGCAGGAACACTCACGCTCCACTCGCTCGGCGACCATTCGCACGAGACGGTGAATCCGTCTGAAAGCTTGAACGACACGGAGCCGAAGCCGTTCTTGTGCACGCCTCTGTCCTTCTCCCCCTCAGTCGCTACCGTGGAGGCGGGGGAACCAGGGGAGCAATCAGGGCACGGCTCGGCGGTCAGGATGTTGCCGACAGCGCCCTGGTCATTGCAGGTCGGGCAATGAGGGGCGGGCAGCGATCCGTCCTCACGCGCCAGCGCCACAGCGTCTGCGCCTCCGTCCAGCCACGATGGGCGCGGCGCGTCCTGCTTGCTGGCTGGCGCACCGAACAGGCCGCTCAGCATGCGTTCGTGCTCTTGTTCGGTGTCGCAGGTGCTGCACACGCCGGGTCCGCCGCAGCGGGCGCGGGCGCCGTCGGCGCGCGGAGTCACCCAGCCGTGTTTTGTATCGCTCATGGTGCCACCTCGGAATTGGCGGCCAGCGCGGTCACGCCGGCCATGCTGTCGACCACCTCGACGCGAAAGCCCAGCTTGCGCAGGCGTGCGTGCTCACGCTCCTGCGCCGCGGTGGGCGCCTCGCCGGTGGCCTTAAATTCGATGAATTGGACGTAGCGCGCGACGATGGCCTGGTGCTCGGGCGGGATCGCGCGCAGGCGCAGCCGGTCGGGCACGTTGCGCCGGCCGGGGCTGGTGAACTTGTAGGGGAGGTCGCCTTGCGCCTTGAACATGGCGACGCCGTACTGCTCGATGGGGGCCTCACGCATAGCAAACGCTCCACACGTCACAGAGGGCCAGGGTCACCAGGTCGAAGACCAGGTAACCCAGGACGCCCAGGCACACCAGCGCGCAGAAGACCGCGCACGCCGTGTCTAGGCGCCCCAGCGGGGGCAGGAGGGGGAACTCGTCGTCATCGTGGCGCTGGTGCATGGTTCACTCCTTGGGATTCGTGGCCAGGATCGCGGCCCAGGTATCGGGCAACGAGCAGTTGGAAGGGGCGGTCGCAAACATCGGCGCGATATCCGCATTGCGGTGGCCGGCAATTCCGCAGCCGATGCGCGTGACGAAAAAGCGCAAATGCGGATGTGCAGCGGCGTACTCGATAAACCGCGCGACGGCTGCGCCGATGGCGTCCAACGGCAGCGCTCCTGCCACGAGGCCGGACGCCACGGTGGGGATGGCGTAGGAGTGGCCGGTACGGCCTTCGGCCACTGCCCAGGCGGCGCCGTACTGCTCAAACGCAGCGCGGGCCGCGCCGCCCAGATGGGCGCCGTCTTCATTGCTGCCAAAGACGAACACCTGCCCGATCGCCGGCTGACCGCCGTCAGAATGAAATTGGCGCATGGCTTTACTCCTCGTCGGCCGGGACTTCGACGAACGCGCCGTCGGCCGCCAGGCGGTACCAGGTGTCGGGCTTGACGCCGTCCCTGCCGGCGATGGCCGAGCGGATGTGCACGAGCTTGAAATTATTGTCGCGGTAGCAGAGGACGATGGCGCTGCCAGCGCAGGCCCGGGCCTTGCCCTGGTAGCCCGAAGCCATCGCAACCGAATCCTTGCCCTCTACGCTGGCGGCGGAGCGGGCGCCCGTGTTGCTGGCGGCGGAGTAGTCGCCCGTGTTGCTGGCGGCGGAGTAGTCGCCCGTGTTGCTGGCGGCGGAGCGGGCGCCCGTGTTGCTGGCGGCGGAGCCGTAGCCCGTGTTGCTGGCGGCGGAGTAGTCGCCCGTGTTGCTGGCGGCGGAGTAGTCGCCCGTGTTGCTGGCGGCGGAGTAGTCGCCCGTGTTGCTGGCGGCGGAGCGGGCGCCCGTGTTGCTGGCGGCGGAGTAGTCGCCCGTGTTGCTGGCGGCGGAGCGGGCGCCCGTGTTGCTGGCGTGCGAACGCTCTTCGCTCGCCGTCGCGCCGTTCGCCTTGTCCACGCGCGCCATGATCCAGTCAATGGCGCGGGTGATCAGCTGAGGCACATTGATTTCCGCCTCGATAGTGATCTTGCCGCTGGCGAGCTTGCTGTCTTCGCCATCCTTTTTGTCAATGGCGCCGTGGGCGACAACCACCGCATAGCGGCTGGTGGCGGGCGCGTAATAGTTGAAGACGTCCAGCGGGTATTCGCAGCTGTGGAAGCCGCCCGACGCGCAGCGCACGACCTTGCCTTCGTGCTCGTAGGTCTTGCCCAGCTCGTACTGGTAGCCGCGGCAGACGAGCTTGCTATCGAAGCCCTTGAACGCGGTGATGCGGGTGTCGTTGCTCATGTTGCGATCCTTTTTGCGATTGGTTGGTTGCTTTTTGCTAAACGTTCAGGCGAAAGAAAACCCCGGCGCACGGGGCGGGTGGGGGTCAGGCAGAAACAAGAATTAAGTGGGCTTCTTGCTCAGGGAGCATGCGCGCGGCAAATGCCTCGGCAGCAGCACGTTCCATCTTTTCCGACTGGCGCGCATTGCCGCGTGCGTCCCACCAAACGACGATGTGCTTCCGTACCATGCTGTTCTCCCTATTTCTCGCCGAGTGGCAAGTTGATGAGCAAATATTAGCAAACGCTAAATTAAAAGGTCAACAAATTTATTCTTTGCGATAGCGCAACGCCTCGAAGCCGGCCGCCGCCAGGGGGATGTCGGGCGCCCACTCGGGCGGCGTGGCCATGATGCTGGCCAGGTGCGTCGCGTTGAATTCGGGGCTGTCCGGGGCTTCTGTGATGATTTCGTCGTGCACGGTCAGCACGATCTGATAGCCGGCCGCCTCGACCGCTGGCATGTTGTGCGCCAGGATGTCGCGCGCAAACGACTGGCAGGCGTTCTCAAACAGCTTGCCGCCGTAGCTGTGCAGCCGCGCCCACTTGCGGCTGTACTGGTTCACGCCCATGTAGGAGAACTTGCCGTTCTCATCGACCTGGGGGGAGGGGTAGCAGAGGAAACGGCCAGACGGCATGCGGATGCGCAGCCAGGCGCCGTCGCGGCGCACGCGGAACCGGCCGCAGTCGATGGTGGTGCCCGGGTTGATTGTGGCGCGCTTGGCCGATTCTTCCAGCATGCCCCAAAGGCCCTCAATGCCTTGGTGCCCGCGGCGCCATGCGCGCTTGAACGCATCGCAAACGACGAAGGCGCGCTCGGACAGGCCGAAGGTGCTGCGGCGCTTGCGCGCCGTCCAGTCGAACATACCTTTGGCTTCGTCGCGGATGTCGCCGGGCAGGCCGGGGTATGCGTCCTCGGCCATCTGCTCAATGTCGAAACCGTAGGTCAGCGCCCCGGTCAGGAACGCGCCTACGCCGCCCTGGTAGGCCAGCATCAGTTCCATCACCTTGCCGATCTGGCGCATGGTCTTGTCCACTTCTTCGGGGCGGACGCCGAACGCCTTGGCGTAGGCCACCTTGTACAGGTCCGCGCCGATCCCAGCGTCGAAGTCGCGGAACGCCTGCAGCTTCCAGGACTCGCCCGCCAGCCAGGCCGCGACCCGACCTTCGATGTTGGCCAGGTCGGCCACCACCAGCTTTTTGCCGCGCGGCGCGACGATGCAGCCGCGGATCGCGGCGCTGGCCACTTCCATGACGTTGTCATAGATGAGGTCCGCTGCGCCCGCCTTGATGGCGTCGATACCGAAATCGATCTCTTCCTGCAGGGCCTCGTCGCGCAGGTCGCCGATCTTGGGGCGCGGCAGGTTTTGCGGCTGCCACAGGCGGCCGGCCCAGCGGCGCGTGCGCCCGGCGCCGGCGAACTGCAGCAGCCCGCGCAGGCGGCCGTCGGCGCTGGCGCCGTTGATGAGCCGCTTGTACTTGCTGGTGCTGGACGTGCTGGCCTGCAAACGGATCGCCAGCAACTCGCGCAGCGCCCAGGGCAGCGACTGGTCATCGATGCGGCGCTCAAGCGTGGACGCCTGCAGGTCGGGCAGCTCGACGCCGTATTCGGCCAGCAGGTGCGCCAGCAGCTTGTCGCGCTTGGTGGCCGACTCGACCGCGCCGTCGGTCAGCTCCAGGGTGCGCGCGGCCAGCGTCTTCTTCGCGCGCTCCACAGCCGTGACGGCCGCCTGCGCCAGTTCGGTGTCCACCAGCACGCCGCGCTGGTTGATGCGTTGGTCCAACAGCCACAGGTCGAACTCTTCGCCGCTGTAGTTCCACGTGGGCATCTTGCGGTGGATGATCCGCATGGGCTCGATATCGAACTTGGCGTACTCGACGAACTCGGCCCACTCGGCCGGGTGTGTGTGGCGCGTCGCGCGGCGCAGCGCCTGGTTCTTCGGGCGCGGCTTGCAGAACAGCTGGATCAGGGCCTTGCCGGTCTTCAGCTTGCGCTTGTCCAGCGGCACGCCCATGACGTCGCCCAGCGTTTCCAGCGCGCCGGGCAGGGCGTGCGCATACGCCTGCACCATCGTGTCCCACCACGCCGCCTCGGGGATCATGTCGTGCAAGTCGGGCCGGGCGTGCTTGAGGATCGTGCGATCAAACATGCCGCCGTTGTGCCAGACGTGGCGGGTGTCCGGTCGTTGCAAAATCGCAACCAGATCCGCCGGCGCGCGGCTGTCGGCGGTGGCGTCCCAGACGCGGATCTCGCCATCGTCTAGCGCGTAGGTCCAGAGCATGACCTCGGCCTTTTCGGCATAGGCATGTGTGCCGTAGGTCTTCAGGTCGCGCTCGCTGAACGTCTCCAGGTCATGGTAGGCGGTAGCAGTAAATTCTAGGGCTGTCATATACTGAATGCTCAATAATTGATCGGGACGCCACCATGAGCGCGCTGCACATCGCTTACCTGGCCGTCGGCCTCGTCGCCGCGGTGTTGCTGTACCCGTGGCTGGTTCGCCAATTCGGCGAACAGGTCCAGTCGCGCTTGGCGCGAGCCGCCTATTTCGGGGTGGGCGTGGCGCTGGGCTGGCCGGTGTTCATCGTGCTGCCGATAGGGGTGTGGTTTGAGCGGCGCGCGCAAGCCAAAAAATACGCCCGGGAACGGGCGTACCGGGCGCAGCTTGATGCGATGAATCGCGCGAGCTGAGGTCATGCTGCTTTCTTGAATGGGGTGAAGTGCCGGCCCTCGGCCACGCACTGCTGGACGTTTTTGCGCTGCGTGCCTCCCTTCAGGTGGGCCGGGTTGCAGCAAAGCCGGTTGTTGCATAGGTGCATCACGACGCTCTTGCTGTTCAGGCGGCAACCGCCCATCTCAACCAGCGCCACTCGGTGCGCCAGCGCCGATTTGACCTTGCCCTTGCGCGGGCCTTTCTTGAATCGCATGCTCATCTTTCCGTAGCCGGACGCGTTGCGCGCGCCGATCCACAGCCAGCAAGGCGTGCCGTTGTGGGTCAGCTCGTCAGAGATCATGGTGTTGGCCAGAATGCGCTCGGCCAAGTTTGCATAGCGCCTGACCATGGTCATGCCGCGGCGCTGTGGGGGATTAGGTCCACCAGTGTGGCAAACCATTCCTCGGCCTGTCGCACGGCGTCGAGCTCGTCGATAGCCTTCACGCGCAGCGTGTGGAGAATGAGGCCGTGGCGCACCGAATAGCAGCCGGGCGGCTGGATCTCGGTCACCGCAAGCAGGCCAAACCGAACGGTTGGGATGCGCCAAACGCGCGGCGCTGGCGTCGAGGCGCGCGGCCATGCCTTGTGCGATGTGTAGTCGTGCAAGCGTAAGGATAGTCGGCTGTAGCCGGTGAGCACCATAAATGGATGCGCGACCAAGTCGTGCAGAATTGCCCAGCCCAGCAGCTCTTTCTCGTTGGCGCATCCCTTGCGCGGATCAGTACGCATATCAGTCCTCCTTAAGTGGGTGGACCATGCCCCGGATTGCCGCCATTTATATTGCCGGCTTCCAACGGATTGCGCGTACTCACCAGCGCCGTAAACAACATGTGCGGGCGGAGCTGGGTAGCGATCCGGGGCGTGGGCGCCGTGTGGTCCTGGGCACGGCTGAGGATGGGAAGCCCCCGCTATCGCACGGCGCCGGGGAGGGCGGCGCCGTGAGGGTGTGGGGTTATGCCAGGTCGTCGCCAGCGTCGGAGCCGCTGCCCAGGTCGTCGAAGTCGTCGGCGTCGCCCTTGCTGGTGCCGCCGAACGAATCGCCATCCTTGGAGAACTGCACGCCATTGACCGTGCAGCGAATGGTCTTGCCGTACTTGTTGTCCTGGGCCCAGAGGTCGACCGTGGCGTTCACGTAGCAGCCGGAGTAGATGCGGCCTTCCTTGCCCGGGTAGGCGATACCCTTGGCCGCGTCGATGATCGGGGACTTGTCGGCGTCGAGCAGCAGCGGCATGCCGTCCTTCTTCTGGCGCACGGCGCCCAGCGCCATGTTCCCTTCGAAGCCGTCATACGCCTTGCGCTTGCCCGGGTAGTAGCAGACCTCTTTCGGGTTGCCCGTTTCCAGCAGGTTGTCGACGATGGCCTTGCCCTTGGCGCCCCACTTCTCGGCGGCCGCGGCGTACATGCCGTCTTCGATGGTCTTGCGACCCGGGTGGCCTTGCTCGGGGATCAGGAAGGTGCAGCCGTAGCGCTCTTCCTGGCCGGTTTCAAATGCTTTGGCTTCGGTCAGGCTTTGGGCGAAGGCGACACGGACATTGCTCAGTTTGACTTTCATTTTCAGGTTCCTTATAGGGCTGTCTACTTGCTACGGTTCAACGGAAAAATTCGGGGTGCGCACGCTTGGCGCGCGCGGTGGCCTTGGCGATCGCCTTGGCCCGTTCGTGGGGGTTGCGGACTCGGGCGGCCGATTGCAGCGCCAGCCGGAACTCGATCGGCAAGACGTTGCTGTCTTTGCTGACGCTTTCCCGTGGCGCGGATGCGGCCGTAGGGTTGGTGGGCTGCAAAAGGTGCGTGCTCATACGAGATCGGCTCCGTCCTGGCTGGTGGTGCTGACGTCGTCGAAGTCATCGGCCGCCGGTTGGATGACCAGGGCGGGGCGCTTGTCGGACGCCGGGGCGACGCTGGGCGAGCCGTCGGATTTAGTGATCAAGGCTTGCGCCTTCACCCAGCGGCGCGGCGTGTCCTTGAGCAGCTTTTCGGCGCTGGTGGGGCTGATCAGCTTCTTGTCGTACATCTCGTCCGACTTCAGGCGCATGCCCTTCAAAAGCTCTTCGGCGTCCGTCTCGCTCGACCACTTGCGCGGACCGGCGCGGCCTTGCACGAGTTTCCAGCCGTCGACCGATTCGCCCAGCAGCAGGCGACGCTCAGTCTCGGCGCGCACGGCCTTACACCACGCTTCAACCTCGTCCACGCGGCCCATGAGCACGCCCAGATCGGGCGCGGCCATGTCGCCTTGCGGCGCGACGACCTCGAAATCGTCCGGCGTTGCCTTCACGTTGCGCGACACCGTCACCACGACTTCGGTGGCCTTGGCCGGGCATGCCGCATGCGCTTTGCAGAAGCGGCACGCCTTTTCGGACGGGCTGTAGTCGGACGGTACGGGCGGCGTCTCGCTGTCCACGTAGAGGTAGGCGCGATCCGCGGCCTCCTTCAGGCGGGCGCCACGCTCGCGCAGCTCGTCGACCGTGAGGGCCCACTCGCTGACGTGGTTGAGCCGCGGTTGATGGATCGTCATGCGCACGCGCTCGAAGTCCATCAGCACTGCAAACTGATCCAGCGCGCCCAGCGCGTAGAGGATCATTTGCTTGTTCTCATCGGCGTCGACCCGCACCCCGCGCCCGAACTTCAGGTCGCAGACATGCAGCTCGTCGTCAGTGCGCAGGATGACCGCGTCAGACGTGCCGAAGGCTTCCGGCACCCAGCGGCTGATATCGAGACGCTGCTCGAGCAACAGCTCGTGGCCCTCGGACACTTGGCGCACGTAGTCCACGTACTTCTGAACTTCCGTGGCCATGTCCGTCGTAACTTCCACGGTTTTGCCCGCGCGCATCGGGATGCGCCGGCCCTTGTAGGCCATGGCGTCCTTGCCTTCGCGCAGCGCCATTTCAGCGACGGCGTGCGCTGCTGTGCCCTCGTCGGCGTAATCGCTGCTGGTGTCCGGGTAGCCGGACTCCAGCTGCACGCTGGCCGGGCACGTCGACCACCGTTCAGCGCCGGAGGGCGAGAGGGTGGCGTGTGCGGGTTCGGTCATTTCAAGGCCCCGAGGTCGGTGTGGCCGTATACCTTTTTCAGCTTCTGGTACACAGCGCGGGTGCTGGTGGGCGAGTGGCGGCTCGTACCGGTGACCGGGGCCTGGCGCATGATGGGCTTGCCCATCGCGTCGAGCTTGCCGGTGTGCACCGGCACGAGATACCCCTGTTCGGTCCGCAGCTGACGGGCCGGCATGCCGGCCGTCATCCGAGAAGCGGCGCGGCGCAAAGCGCGTGCTTTGCGGCCGTTCATGCAAGCGCCCCTTCGTCCGAGGCGACCGGGTCGTACTTGCCGTCGATGACCAGCTCAGCCTTTTCCTTGAACTCGGCGAACTGATCCGCCTTCAGGTTCTTGGCGGACGTCACGCCGAAGCGCTGGAGCAGGGCCTCGGCCTTCTCGCGGCTGATCTTGGCGATCGTCAGCACGAGCGGCTTGATGTCCTTCTCGTAGTCCAGCGCCGGCGCGGCGTCAGCCTGCTTGTCCTTGGCGCCGGCGTCGTCCTTCGACGATTCGGTCGAGGAACTGGCCGAGCTGTCGGACGCAGTCGGGGTCTGCTTTTCCGTGGAAACCTTGGCGGTGTTGTCCGCCGACTTCACGTTTTTTTCCGTGGCGACCTTTTCCTGCTTGGCGGTGGGCGCCGGCGCATCGCCGGTGGCGAGCAGCGTGGCGATGGAAAGGGCCTCTTCTGCCGTGTTCACATTGGCGTTGAAAGTGACCTGCGCGTCCTTGATGGCGCGGCTGACGATGATCCCGAAAGACATTGCGTATGCTCCTGGTGGGTTATGTTCTGCACTGCGATTGCAGATTAGCAAACGCGATACTTTCGGGCAATTGCTATTTACTGTTTGCTAATTTGACGGGCGCAAAAAAGCCCGCATAAAGCGGGCTGCGGGGATGGGCCACATGGCACGCTCCTACATGGTCAGCTTGACCAATCTCATAGAGAAATCAGCGTCCACCTCGCCGGTACGCTGGGCGTTCTCGTAGACCAGATTGACGATTTCCGCGTACTTTTCCGGGCTCAGCGAGATCTTCATCTGTTGTTGTATCTCTGCAACCATCTTGACCGCAGCACCCACAAAGCTCGGGTCCACCCGAACCGTTGCGGCGGGCGCGATGCCTTCTATGGAGCTGTGGGGCTGATCCATCCAGTATTCGGGTTTACCGGCAAGTTTCTCAATGCGGCGGCTGGTTTTCTCCGTGATCACGCGATGGCCGTTAGCCATTTGCGACAAAAAGGACGGGCCCGCTTGCCCAAGCTTTTTAGCAAAGCTGGCAGGGCCACCTTGCTCGATCAATACTTGGCGCAAGTTCTCACGGCGTTGCTGGTTGAGCTTTTCGCCTTGCTTCATGGTCATTTCCTCGGAAAGTGGTTGAGGGGGTTTTCCCTAGGCCGCGAAAGTAACATCTGCCGAAAAGATAAGCAATACGTAATGTTTCATTGCCTATAAGAATAGCTAATTGCTAAACTCGGTTAGCAAACAGTAAAGTGAGGCAATGAATGAACCAAGATCCTATGGTGGCGCTGTACACGGCGCGCCTATGTAATGTCCGCGCTTTGGCTGCCAAAGAGGGCGGCCCGGTCGCTCTGGCCGACAAGCTGGGCTTTGACCAAGCATGGATGTCGCAGCTGATCGGCAAGAACCCCTCGCGCAACATCACCGAGCGCACCGCGCGCAAGATCGAGACGACCATGGCGCTGCCGATCGGTAGCCTTGATCTTATTCGGGCCAGCGTATGACGTGGGCACTTGTTGGCGTAGGCGCTTTGGCCGCTATCCTGCTGGGTGCAGTTTGGGGTAGGGCCGCCGCCTTCCGACGCGAACGGAACGAGTGGGGCGAGGAATGACCGATAACGAAAAACAAGCGCTGGTTGCAGCGCTCGGCCCCATCGTCGACCGCGTGCGGCGTGATGTGTGCTGGAAGAAGACGGACGACGGTCCGCGCCGCGTGGACGAAGCGCTGACCGATTCGCGCCTGATGCAGCACGTGAACGGCGGCCCGGCATATGGCGCCGCGCCCATCCGGCCGGGCGAGGCTGTCACGCTGCTGGGGGTGCTGGACTTTGATAGCCACAAGGGCGAGACGCCGTGGTCGGACATGCAGGCAGCGGCCGGCCGCGTGGCGGCGGCGCTGCAGGCGCAGGGCGGCCAGCCGGTCGCGTTTCGCTCGTCGGGCGGCAACGGCATCCACCTGTACTGCCTTTGGGCCGAGGCCCAGGACGCCTACAGCGTGCGCATGTGGTTGCGCGCGGCGCTCGCCGCGGCGGGGTTTGCCCCGGGCACGAAGGGCGTGGCCGACGGCCAGGTCGAAGTGTTCCCCAAGCAAGACGCTGTGGGCACCGAAAAGAAGCGCTTCGGCAACATGTTCATCCTGCCGCTGGCCGGCGCCAGCGTCCCGCTGGATCCGTTCGACTTGGACGACCTGCCGCGCGATTACCTGGTGGGCATGGACTGGCCCATGTCGGCGCCCGTGCCGGTGCTGGAGAAGCCCGAGCGCGGCTCGGCGCTGGTGGCTGCCGGCGGTGCGGATGACGCGCTGCTGGAATCGCTGCTGGGCGCGATCCCGAATAGCGGTGCGGCTGAACTGGATTACGACGCCTGGCGCAACGTGGTGTTTGCCATCCACCATGCGACCTATGGGTCGGACGTGGGCCTGACGCTTGCGCACACCTTTTCGGCGTCGTCGTCCAAGTACGACCCCGATTTCCTGGATAACCGCGTCTGGCCGTACATCGACAGCGCGCGGGCGGACGCGGTCACGATCGGTACGCTGCACACGATGGCGCGCGCTGCTGGCTGGCAGGAGCCGGCCGAGCTGATCGCGCAAGACTTCGACGTGGTGGAGACGCCGCGCGCGCCGGACGGCACGCCCGCCAAGCCGCTGCCCAACTTCGAGCGCAACGACCACGGCCGCATCTTGGCCACCATTGGTAACCTGGTGCTTGCCGCGCGCGATGCGCGTTGCAGCGGCGCAACGGTGCGCTACGACGACTTTCGCGCCGAGATCCTGACCGCGAGCCCGGCCGATCCCGAAGGTTGGCGCCCCTTCGAGGACGCCGACTACACCCGCATGCAGATCTATATGGAGGCCGGTGGCTTTCAGAAGATCGCCCGCGAGTCGCTGCGCGACGCGGTGTGGCTGGTGGCGGTCGAGAATCGATTCGACACCGCCATCAAATGGCTGTCCGGCCTTGCCTGGGATGGCGTGGCGCGCATCGGCACGTTCCTGCCGCGCTACTTCGGCACGGCCGACACGCCGTACACGCGGGCGGTGTCGCGCTACACCTGGACGGCGCTGGCCGGGCGCGTGATGGTGCCCGGCGTGCAGGCCGACATGGTGCCGGTCCTGATCGGCACCCAGGGTCTACGCAAGTCGTCGGGCGTTGCGGCGATGGCGCCGGCCGATGAGTTTTTCACTGAAATGGATCTTGCCAGCCGCGATGCGGAGGCCAGCCGGCGCATGCGCGGGCGCCTGGTGATCGAGCTTGCCGAGCTCAAGGGGCTGTTCTCCAAGGACGATGAGGCCATCAAGGCGTTCATCACGCGGCGCGAGGAAGAGTGGCGTGTGCTTTACAAGGAGTTCAACACCACTTTCAAGCGGCGCCACCTCTTCATGGGCACGGCCAATCGCAAGGAATTTCTGTCCGACGACACGGGGCACCGGCGCTGGCTTCCGGCCGAGGTGCTGCGCCAGGTGGACGTGGCGGCCATCGAGCGCGACAGGCTGCAGCTCTGGGCCGAGGCGCGCGAAGCATTCGGCCGGGGCGGTGTGGATTGGAAGGAGGCCGAAGACCTCGCCAAGGATGTCCACGCTCAGCACGAGATCCATGAGCCGTGGACGCCGGTTGTTGAGAACTGGCTCACGTCGGGCGATTTTGAGCCGCTGGGCGGGGCCGAAGAGGTGCGCCGGTTGGTGGCCACGTCGCATGAAGTGCTGGTCGGGGCGCTCGGATTTGAGCCGCGCCATATCAAGGTGGGGGACGAGCGTCGCGTGGCAGGAGTCATGAAAAGGCTGGGTTACTTGCAATCCAGGCCGTATGTGGACGGAAAACAGGTGAGGGCGTGGGTTTTTACGGATTCGCAAGAAATTGCGAGTACGCAAGAAGCTGCGAATTCGTCTGATTTTGCGGATTTGATGTGATGCCGCGCCAATTTCAACACAGGAGCAAGACGGATAAGCCGGATCAAGACGGATCGAATTTTTTCTATCTGTCTTGCTGGAGAGCCTTTGTTTATGCGGTTCTAGGGGGTGGTAAGACAGATAAGACAGATAAATTCTCTTTATTTCATGTGCGATTAATTAGGGGGCCAGGGGAGTTTCCCAAAACGAGGGGTCTTATCTGTCTTATCCGTCTTGTGGTGAACGCGCAGATTTTTGCAAGTTCGGGCTGGCGCGAGTGGCCGCCGAGTCAAGGGGGTGGAACATGTCCCGAATAACGGTAGGTGTGAACGAGAAGGGCGTGCGGGTGGGTGAAGACCACCAGCGCGCCACGCTCACGGATCACGATGTGGAGCTGATGCGGCAGCTTCGCGAGGAAGGGCTGGGCTACAAGCGGTTGGCCAAGATGTTCGACACCAGCGTGCGCAACGTGCGCGACATCGTGAACTACAAGCGGCGCGTCACAACGCCGACGGCCTGGAAGACGATCACGGGGTAGGGTGCGCATAGCTGCGGCGGTGGAATCTACCGTTGGCGGCATGACCACGACAGGCCGCCCCTCCGTTTACACGCAAAAAATTGCAGATGAGATTTGCGAACGACTCGCCACTGGCGAATCGCTGAATTCCATCTGCAAGAGCGATCACATGCCCGCCGAATCCACGGTTCGATGGTGGGTGATTGAGGACCGCAACGGTCTTTCCGCGAGATACACGCAGGCGAGGGACATCGGCCTGGATGTGATGGCGGACCAGTGCATCCAGATCGCCGACGATGGGCAGAATGATTCATACACCGACGACGAGGGGCGAAAGCGCACCGACTTCGACGTGATCGCGCGTTCCAAACTGCGATTCGATGCCCGGCGTTGGTACCTGTCAAAGCTCGCACCCAAGCGGTACGGCGAGCGCATTGCGCAGGAGATTACGAACCCGGACGGCTCGCTCAAAGCTATGAGCGATTCGCAAGTCGCGGGCCGCCTGGCCGCTCTCATCGCGGTGGCGCAGGCCCGCCAGGCGCAGGAAGCGAGCGACGAGCCGGGCGCCGATCTGGTGTAGGGCGCCGGCATGAACGCGTCCGAGATTCTGAAGCTGCTGCGCTACCTGACGCCAGCCGAGCGCGCCGAGGTCGAGGCCATACTCGCGCAGGACACGACCGTGTGGCGGCCGCTGCCTGGGCCGCAAATGATGGCCTACGACAGCACGGCCACCATCATCGGTTACGGCGGCGCGGCGGGCGGCGGCAAGACAGACCTTGCATGCGGCAAATCGCTGACGCGCCACCAGAAGATCCTGGTGCTGCGGCGCGAGGCCACGCAGCTGACCGGCATTGTGGATCGCTTCACGGAGCTACTGGGCAGCCGCGACGGCTACAACGGCGCCGAGCGCATATGGCGCCTGCCAGGCCGCCAGATCGAATTCGGCTCGACGCCGAATCCCGACGACTGGAACAAGTATCAAGGCCGCCCGCACGACCTGCTGGTGTTCGACGAGGCCGCGAACTTCCTGGAAGGGCAGGTGCGCGCGCTGCTGGGCTGGCTGCGATCGGTAGACCCGACGCAGCGCTGCCAGGCCCTGCTCACATTCAACCCGCCCACCAGCGCCGAGGGGCGATGGATCGTCGATTTCTTCACGCCCTGGCTCGACCCCAAGCACCCGAACCCCGCCCAGCCGGGCGAGCTGCGCTGGTTCGCCACCGTGGACGGCAAGGACGTCGAATGCGCGGACGGCACGCCATTCGAGCACGGCGGCGACCTGATCACGCCCCTGTCGCGCACCTTCATTCCGTCGCGTGTGAGCGACAACCCGTACCTGATGGGGACCGGATACATGGCAACCCTTCAATCCCTGCCCGAGCCGCTGCGCTCGCAGATGCTCTATGGCGACTTCCAGGCCGGCATGGAAGACGATGCAATGCAGGTCATACCGACGGCCTGGGTTGAGGCTGCGCAGGCGCGCTGGGCACCGCGGCACAACAAGCCGCGCATGGACAGCGTGGGCGTGGACGTGGCGCGCGGCGGACGCGACAACACGATCATCGCGCGCCGGCACGGCTGGTGGTTCGACGAGGCCCTGGCCTACGCGGGCAAGTCCACGCCGGACGGCCCGACCGTGGCGGGCGTCACCATCGCCGCCGTGCGCGACAAGGCGCCTATCCACATCGACGTGGTGGGCGTGGGCGCGAGCCCTTACGACTTCCTTGTGCACGCTGGCCAGCACGTGCTGGGCATCAACGGCGCCGAGGGCGCGCCAGGTACGGACAAGTCCGGCCGCCTGACCTTCGCCAATGTCCGCAGCCACGACTGGTGGCGGATGCGCGAGGCGCTGGACCCGACCGCCGACAACGGCATCGCGCTGCCGCCCGACCGCCAGCTGCTGGTCGACCTGTGCGCGCCGGTCTGGCGCCTGCAGGGCCGCACGATCTACGTGGAAAGCCGCGAAGACATCATCAAACGCATTGGCCGGTCCCCCGACTGGGCCAGCGCATACATCCTCGCGCTGCACGACACCGCTCGAATCGAAGATATACCGGGTGCGCATACCCGCAAACGTGGCTCCTACGATCCGTACGCAAACCTGAATCGATAGGACCAAGGCCCTCATGTGCGAACCCGCGACCATTGCGTACAGCGTCGCTGCCATTGCAGGCGGCGCAATTGCCGCATCTGCAATGGCGCCCAGCACGCCGAGCGTGGCGCCGACCGCACCCGTGCAAGCGCCCACCAAGCAGAGCGAAAAGACGGCGGACGTGGATCAGCTCAAGCGCAGCAACAGCGGAAACCTCATCGATACGGGACCTGGCGCATCGTCGGGCAGCACGCTGCTTACCGGCCCTGGCGGCATCGACTCCAGCGGGTTGTCGTTGAACAAGAACACCCTTCTGGGAGGCTGACCATGTGCATGGCAGCGAGCGCGCCGAACCCCAACCCCGGCTACTGGCAAACCGCAGTCCCCGGCATGACCGCTGAGGAAAGCAACCTGCTGCCGAATTGGACATCTCCCGCAGCGGCGGTAGATGGCGTCGTGGACTTGGCGCTGCTCAAGCAGCAGCGAGACGCCGCGATGGAGAAATGGAAGACCGACAACCCTGAGCGGTATCAGCAAGGGCTGCGTGCTCAGGAGCGTGCGGCCTCTGGGCAGCAGACGCGCACACAGGCCGCCACCAATGCGCGGCAAGGCGCCGGCGGCTCAGGCGGCGGTAGCGGGGCCTCGTCGGCCAATACGCTGCTGACAGGGGCGGGCGCCTCGCAGGGCGTGGACCCTGGCGCCTTGGATCTGTCGAAGAACACGCTGCTGGGCCTGTGACCATGGCCGCACCGATCGTCAAGCGCGACAAATACCTTTCCCGCTACTCGGCTTTGCAGAGTGAGCGCTCCAGCTGGAATTCCTTCTGGCAGGAACTCACGGAGTTCATCCTGCCGTATAGCGGGCGGTTCTTCACGTCCGACCGCAACCGCGGCACCAAGCGCTTCAACAACATTTACGACCCAACCGGCACGCTGTCGGCAAACACGCTGTCTGCGGGCCTGATGGCCGGCATGACCAGCCCGGCCCGGCCGTGGTTCCGCCTCGCTACCCCCGACCCTGCGCTGATGCAGTACCACTCCGTGAAGGTGTGGCTGTCGGACGTGACGAAGCTTATGCTGGACGTGTTCGCGCGCTCCAACACCTACAACAGCCTGCAGAGCATGTACCAGGATCTGGGCGTGTTCGGCACGGCCGTGAGCTTCGTGCACCCGGATTTCAACGATGTGCTGCACCATTCCCCTCTGCCGGTGGGCGAGTTCTATCTCGCGACCAACGACAGGGGCAACGTGGACACGCTGTACCGCGAGTTCGACATGACTGTCGGGCAGCTCGTGAAGAAATTCGGTATCGACAAGGTCAGCACCGCCGTGAAGTCGATGTATGACAACGGCACACTCGACTCTTGGGTGACGGTGGTGCAGTGCGTCGAGCCGAACGTTGACCGCGACCCGCGCATGCGCGACGCACGCAACATGCAGTTCACGTCGGTTTACTTCGAATACGGCCAGTCGCCTGAAAAGTACTTGCGCCGCTCCGGGTTCGAAGAGTTCCCGGCGCTGGCGCCGCGCTGGCAGGTCTGGGGCGGTGACGTCTATGGCGTCGGGCCCGGCGGCCTGGCCCTTGGGTCCGTGAAAGGTCTTCAACACCGCCAGCTTCGCCTGGCCGAGGGCTTGGACTACACCACCAAACCCCCCGTGCAGGCGCCGACCTCGCTCAAGAATCACGACATCGACATGCTGCCCGGCGGCGTGACGTTCGTCGATGGCGCCAACCCGAATGCCGCGATTCGCCCGGCCTGGCAGGTGCAGCTTGATCTCGGCGGCATGCAGGCCAACATCCAGGACACGCGCGAAATCCTGCGTTCGACGTTCTACGCCGACCTGTTCTTGATGCTCGCGAACGTCGACGTGCGTATGACGGCGACCGAAGTGGCTGAACGGCACGAGGAAAAGCTGCTCATGCTAGGCCCGGTGCTGCAACGGCTGCACAACGAAATGCTCGACCCCATGGTCGAGATGGCATTTCACCGCCTGGCAGCTGCCGGCGCACTGCCGCCGCCGCCGCCCGAGCTGGAAGGCGTCGATCTGAATATCGAGTTTGTCTCGATGCTGGCGCAGGCGCAGCGCGCGATCGGCGTCAACAGCACGGATCGCTACGTTATGACCTTGGGCCAGGTCGCAACTATCAAGCCCGAAGTGCTGGACCGACTGGACGCCGACGCCTTGGCCGACAGCTACGCCGATCAGCTCGGGGTCGATCCTCGTCTGGTCGTGCCGCTGGACCAGGCCGTGCTCGTGCGCCAGCAGCGCGCCCAGCAGCAGGCCGTTATGCAGGCCGCCGCCACGGCGGAACAAGCCGCTACCGCCGCGCAGCGCCTCGGAGCAGTCCAAACCGGCGAGCGTAACGCCGCGTCCGACCTCATCAACCAGTTTCAGGGATACAGCATCCCGCAATAGGTGCCGCCATGAACCTGACCGACATGAAGCTATCGCCTGAACAGGCGAAGGAAATGGACTGCTGCGTGTCGAGCGACCCCGACGGCGGGCCCAAGTACCCCTACGGGCTGACGCTATCGCTCGACGACGACACGCTGCAGAAGCTGGGTATGTTCAACCTGCCGGCTGTGGGCCAGACGATGCGGCTCATGGCCGTGGTCGAAGTGTGCAGCACCAGCCAGCACGCCAGCCAGCAGGGCACGGACAAGTACGTGTCGCTGCAGATCACGCAGATGGCCCTGGAAGGCGACGCGCCCGATCCTGCGCAAGTCCTCTACGGCTAGGGGTGCGCATACCGAACGCCCCGAATACCAGAATCCATGCGCATGAGTTCCACGACATACGACCCTCTCAATCCGTCGGTTACGGACACGGACCGCGAAGCCAAGCGTGAAGACGCCAAGCAGGAATCACGGCTTGAGTCGGACGATTTGAAGTGGCTCATGGGAAACCGTCGCGGCCGCCGCATTGTGTGGCGTCTGCTTTCCCGGGCGGGTGTGTATCGGTCGTCGTTCAGTACGAACGCCATGCAGATGGCATTCAACGAAGGCAACCGGAACGAAGGGCTACGGCTCATCGCGTCACTGCACCAACTATGCCCGGAACGGTACGCCGAAATGCTCCAGGAGCAGAAAAAGCATGACCACCGAAACCCAAGCGACGACCGGAACAACGCCAACTGATCCCGGCACGCAAGCGCCCGCGGCTACGCCGGCTGCTCAGGACAACACGGTCCTGACCGCCGAAGCGCCCGCAGGCGAGCAACAAGCGCAACCCACGCAGCAGGGCGAGCCCCCGGCCGGCGATAAGCCGAGCTTGGAAGCCAAACCCGATGGCGAAAAGTCGAAGGCCGAGGGTGACAAGCCCAGCGACGCCGAAGGCGACAAGGGCGCGCCCGAGCAGTACGAGGACTTCGCAGCACCCGAAGGGGTGCAACTGGACGCCGAGCTGGTTGGCGACCTGAAGACCATCGCCAAAGAGTTGAACCTCTCGCAGAAGGATGCACAGCGCGTGGCCGACCTCGGCCCCAAGTTGCTGCAGAAGCTGCAGGGGCACCAAGCCGAAGCGTTCGCGCAGGTCCGCCAGACCTGGGCAGATGACGCGAAGGCCGACAAGGAAATCGGCGGCGAAGCATTCGACGAGAACCTTGGCGTGGCGAAGAAGGCCCTTGAATCGTTCGGCACCCCGGAATTGCGCACGTTGCTCAACGAGTCCGGCATCGGCAACCACCCGGAAGTTATCCGGTTCATGGTCCGGGCCGGCAAAGCGATCAGTAGCGACACGTTCGTCGCAGGGGAACGCCGCGGCGCGAGCGCGCAGCGTGACCTGGCGAGCAACCTTTACCGCAAGCAATAAGGAGCCTTCACCATGGCCACCCTCCCGTCCCGTCCCGGCGCTGTCACGCTGACCGACTTCGCCAAGTCCATCGACCCGAACGGCTCCACCGCTTCGGTGATCGAGCTGCTGAACCAATCGAACGAAGTGCTGCAGGACATGCGCTGGATTGAGGGCAACTTGCCCACGGGCCACCGCACCACCGTGCGCACCGGCCTGCCCACCCCGACGTGGCGCAAGCTGTACCAGGGCGTGCAGCCGACCAAGTCGCTGCGTGCGCAAGTCGACGACGCGACGGGCATGCTGGAAGCCCGCAACGAGGTTGACGTGGATCTGGCCACGCTGAACGGCAACAGCGCCGCGTTCCGCCTGTCGGAAGCACAGGCTGAAGTCGAAGGCATGAACCAGGCTTTCACCCAAGCCCTGTTCTACAACGACACGGCCGCCAATCCCGAACGCTTCATGGGCCTGGCGCCGCGCTACTCGTCCTTGTCCGCGCCCAATGGCGTGAACATCGTCGACGGCGGCGGTACTGGCAGCGACAACACGTCGGTGTGGCTCGTGCTGTGGGGCGAAAACACCGTCACGGGCATCTACCCCAAGGGGTCCGAAGCCGGCTTGACGCACCAAGACCTGGGCGAAATCGACGCTTTCGACACCCAGACCCCGCCGGCGCGCTTCCGTGCCCTGGCCGATCTGTGGAAGTGGAAGTGCGGCTTGACCGTCCGCGACTGGCGCTATGCCGTGCGCATCGCCAACGTGGACATTTCCGACCTGGTCGGCCAGACCGGCTCGCAAGCCCCGACCGCCGCCACCGCTCTGATCAAGCTGATGGTCCGCGCCATGGCTCGCATCCCGCAGATGGGCATGGGCTCCGCTGCCTTCTACGCCAACCGCACCGTGAAGGAATACTTGTCGATCGCGGCTCTGGATAAGTCGAATGCGGCCCTGGCCATCCAGCCGGCGATCAACCAGTTTGGCGCCGTGTCGCCTGGCAGCGTCGGTAATGGCACCACCACCTTCCTGGGCGTGCCGGTGCGCACGGTGGACGCGCTGCTGTCCACCGAAGCCCGCGTCGTCTAAGCGACCCCAGAGAATCGGAGAACCATCATGATCCTGGACACCCAAGAAACCTTCTCGGAAGGCCAATCCATCGCCGCAGCAGCGGGCGACGTCGTGTCGACGAACGTGTACGACACCGGCGCGGCCCATGACGTCGGCATCGGCGAGCCGTTGTATCTGACTGGCCGAATCGGCACGGCGGTGGCCGGCGTCGGCGCCACGGTGCAGGCCGTGCTGCAGACGGACGACAACGTGGGCTTCTCGTCGCCGCGCGAGTTTCCCATCACCGGTGCGGTGGGCGTTGCCTCCCTGGGCGCCAATGCCGGCTTTTTCAACTACCGCCTGCCGGTGGGCTTGGAGCGTTATCTGCGCATCGTGTATCGCGTCGCTGGCGCGACCACGACCGCCGGTACGGTCAGCGCGTACATCGTCAAGGACGTGCAGGCCAACGTCTCTTACGCCAGCGGCTTCACCGTCGCATAAGGAGCTATCCCATGAAAGTTATCGCTACCGCAGTGGGCTACGCCGGCAAGGATGGCCACCAGTTGCGCCAGCCTGGTGATGTGTTCGAAGTGCCGGACGGCTCCAAGGCCACTTGGTTCAACCCCGTTGACGATGACGCGGGCGGGCAGGAAAGCCATCCGCGCGGGAATCAGCGCGGACGGGGCCGCCAGGCCGATTCGGACTTGGCTTAAGCAGGTCGCGCCCTCAGGCCGGCAATGAAAGCGGGGGCCGTGTGCCCCCGCTTACTTTTGGAGCACCTTCATGGCGTCTGTCGTCGACATCTGCAACCTGGCGCTTGCCCATTTGGGCGATGAAGCGACCGTATCAAGCATCGACCCGCCGGAGGGGAGCGCCCAGGCCGAACATTGCGCCCGCTTCTACCCGATGGCGCGCGACACTGTGTTGGAGGCCCACGACTGGAACTTTGCGACCACGCGGGGCGTTTTGGCTCTGGTGGGGTCTGCGTGGCCCAGTTGGGCTTTCTGCTATGAGCTTCCGGCAACGTGTGTGCGGGCTATCAGTGTGCTGCCGCCAGGAGCTTTGGACGACTACAGCACGGCTTACCCTCGGACTGCTGGGGCGCTGGGGTACCCGGGTGCGACATTCGTGCCACATGGTGCGGTGTATACGCCCCAAGAATTCAGCATCGAGACGGGTGAGAGTGACGGCAGCGAGGCCGACGACCGGCGCCTGCTCTACACCAACCAGGAAGGCGCGGTGCTGCGCTACACGCGCCGAGTGGAGGACACCACGCGCTTTCCGCCATTATTCGTTGATGCACTGACGCGGCTGCTCGCCTCCTACTTGGCGGGTCCGGTCGTCAAAGGCACCGATGGCGTCAGTGTCGCGCAGGCGCAATTGCAGGCGTACAGAGGCATTATTTCGCAGGCGACCGTATCGGACAGCAACCAACGCAGCATCAAGCCCCGGCAAAGCGTGCCGTGGATCGCGGGGCGATAAGACATGGCAAACGTGCGCTCCCTGTCGCGGTCCTTCGCGCGCGGCGAAATTAGCCCGGAGCTGTTCGGCCGGGTTGATCTGCCGCAGTACCAAACTGGCTTGGCCACGTGCCTCAATTTCGTGACGCTGCCTCACGGGCCGGCGCAGAACCGCGCGGGCTTTGGCTTCGTGCGGGCGACGAAATACAGCAATCAACGGTCGCGCCTCATCCCGTTCTCGTTCAATACCGAGCAGACCTTCGCTCTGGAGTTCGGCAACGGGTACGTGCGGTTCCATACCATGGGCGCGACGCTTGTGGATGGCGGCGGCGTGCCGTATGAGGTGGCCACGCCTTATGTTGAGGCGGATATTTTCGACTTGCATTATGTCCAGTCGGCTGATGTCCTGACCATCGTTCACCCCAACTACGCGCCGCGCGAGCTACGCCGGCTCGGTGCGCTCAACTGGACGCTGACGACTATCCAATTCACGCCGAGCATCGCCGCGCCATCCAGCGTCACTGCGACGGCGCACGCTGGTACCGGGACGCCGGACGATATCGACCACACCTACGCCGTGACGTCGCTAGCGGTTGATACGCTCGAAGAGTCCTTGGTCTCCGCGGCGTCAAATACGGTGAGCAATGATCTTTTCTTGCAGGGCGCATACAACGATGTGACCTGGCCGGCCGTGGCGGGCGCAACCCGGTACAACGTCTATAAGCTGAGCAATGGTCTTTGGGGCTACGTCGGCCAGTCCGGTGACGTTACATTCCGCGACAACAACATCACGCCGGATATCTCACAGACCGCGCCGACGCTGGCGGACCCTTTCAGCGGCGCTAATAATTACCCTGCGGCAGTGTCCTACTACGAGCAGCGCCGCTGGTTCGCGGGCACGCGCAACAAGCCGCAGAATGTTTGGGGCACGCGCTCGGGGACCGAATCAAATCTGGCCTCGTCGATCCCCACGCGCGACGATGACGCCATTGCCTTTAGAATCGCGGCGCGCGAGGTCAACACGATTCGCCATATCGTTCCACTGTCCAACCTGGTGGTGCTGACTGCCAGCGCGGAATGGCGTATCTCCCCCGCAAACTCGGACGTGCTGACTCCTGCCACGGCGTCGCCCCGGCCGCAGTCCTACAACGGCGCAAACAATGCCCAGCCCGCCGTTGTAAACAACAACCTGTTGTATGCGGCAGCGCGTGGCGGCCACCTGCGTGAGATGTCCTACAACTGGCAGGCCAACGGCTATATCACGGCCGACGTGTCCATCCTGGCACCGCACCTGTTCGACTATCGGACCATACAGGACATGGCATTCTCGCGCGCGCCGCATCCGATCCTATGGTGCGTGTCTTCCTCTGGCGAGCTGCTGGGCCTGACTTACGTGCCTGAGCAACAGGTTCAAGGCTGGCATCGCCACTCGACGAAGGGGGGCCGCTTTGAATCTGTGTGCACCGTATCCGAGGGCGACGAGGACGCGCTCTATACCATCGTGCAGCGCACTATTAACGGGGCGCAGGTCCGGTATGTCGAACGTTTGCACACCCGGATGATGCCAACGCAGGCTGACGCGTTCTTCGTGGACAGCGGCCTGACCTACGAAGGGCCGCCCGCCACGACGTTTTCGAACCTCAACCACCTGGAGGGCGAAACCGTCAACATCCTGGCTGACGGCGCCGTGATGCCGCCTCAGGTGGTCGCTGGCGGCGCTGTCACGATTGAGCACGCGTCGAGCAAAGTGCACATCGGCCTGCCTATTCAGGCGGATCTGATCACCTTGCCGCTCGCCTTCGACGCGCAGGCAATGGGCCAGGGCCGGGTCAAGAATGTGAACTTCGTGTGGCTTCGCCTCAATGACTCGTCGGGCGTGTTCGCTGGGCCGTCTTTCGACAAACTGGAGGCGGCAAACCCGGACAAGCTGACGCAGGTCAAGCAGCGTACCAATGAGTCCTACGGCACTCCGCCTCGGTGGATATCCGGGGAGTTCAAGCACATGGTCAAGGCGGCTTGGACCGACGGCGGCCAAGTGTTCGTGCGCCAGAGTGATCCGCTGCCTGTCACGCTCGTCTCGATGACGATTGAGGCGGCAATCGGTGGCTGACCTGATCATCCGCGCAGCAGCACCTGCGGACGCCTTCGAGCTGGCGGCGGACCTGCGGCCGCAGGACGCGGAAGAGATCCGCGCCATGCATGGCACTCACGCCGATCTCGCTGAAGCGATCCGCCACAGTATCGCGCTTTCGACGCATGCGTGGACAGCGCATGTTGAGGGGCGCATCGCCATGGTTGGTGGCGTCTCCAACCTAGGGACGTTGCTCGGCGACAACATAGGCAGTCCGTGGTTGCTCGGCTCTTCGCAGATGTTCCGACGGCCGGGTGCGCTTACCCGTACTGGCCGCCGATATGTTGCTTTTATGCACACGATTTACCCTGAGCTGCGCAATTTCATCGATCACCGCAACGCGGTGAGTATTGCGTGGTTGCAACGTTTGGGCTTCACCGTGCAGACCGATCAGTCCGTGCTTTGCGGACCGGATCGGGTGCCTTTCTACCCATTCCAAAAGAAGGCTTGATATGTGTGTCGCAGCCGCGCCCTACATGATGCTGGCAGCATCCGCTGCCTCCGCCGTTGGTTCAGCCAACAGCGCAAGCGCGCAGCAGGCCGGGATCAACTATCAGGCCGACGTCGCGGCCAACAACGCGCAGATTGCGGAATGGCAAGCCCAAGACGCCATCCGCCAGGGGCAAGAGCAGGAGCAACAGAGCCGCCTGCAATACGCGACGACCAAGTCGACGCAGCGCGCCGCCCTGGCGGCCAATGGCGTCGCCCTGGACGAAGGAAGCGCCGTCGATATTCTGACGTCCACCGATTACACGAACGAGCTGGATGCGTCGACGATTCAGGCGAACGCGGCGCGTTCGGCCTGGGGCTACCGCACCCAAGGGACCAACTACAGCGACAACGCGGCAGCGTTGCGAGCCGGTGCCGGCGCCATCAGTCCGGGATCTGCCGCCGGTCTGAGCCTGTTGGGCAACGCTGGCCAGGTATCGCAAAGCTGGTACCAGTATTCCAAAGTTTCAAAGTGAGGGCTGACCTGTGCCGCGCGTTCCTATCGTAGACGCTCCGCGCGTCGCATCCTCGGGGTTGCCAGGCGTTCGGCAGCAGGCTGGCGCCGGCGCGCTTGCGCAGGAGATCGGCGCACGTCAGACGGTGCAGCTCGGCCAAAACTTGATGTCGGCAGCGGGGACCGCTACCAATATCGCGATCGACATGCAGCAGCAGGCCAATCAGCTGCGCGTCGACGACGCGGTCAATCAAGCGAAAGAGGCGTCGCTCAAGCTGACTTTCGACCCGCAGACTGGATACACGAACATCAAGGGCATCCAGGCGCTGCAACGCGATAGCGGGCAGCCGCTCGCTACCGAGTACGGCGATCTGCTCAACCAGCAGATGCAGACCATCGCCGAAGGGCTCGGCAACGATGCGCAGCGTCTGGCATTTCGTCGAGCGTCGCAGGCGATCGGCATGCAGTTCCAGACGCAGGCCACGCAGTACGAGGGTGAGCAGTTCCGCACCTATGCGGCGTCCGTGCGCGAAGGGACGATCGCCAACAGCACCAACGAGATCGCCCTTTACTACAACGACCCCCAGAAGATCGACCAGAACATCTTATCGATCCAGGCCGCCGTTGCCGACCTCGGGCGCATGAAGGGGCTGTCTGCCACGATGATCGAAGCGCAAACGCGCAAGGTCACCAGCAACGCGCACCTGACGGCGTTGTCTTCTGCGTTGCAGAAAAACGACGTGGCCTACGCGGACGCCTACATGCGCAAGTACGCGCCGCAGATGGACGCCGACGACATGCTGCGCGTCAACGGCTTGATTACCAAGCAAATGGACGCCCGCCTGGGCGCGGCTGCTGCCACTTCCGTCGTCAACAAGGCTATGCCGCGGCTGATGCCGACGCCCGGGGATCGGCTGGTCAACCTAGTGACGGGCAGCGGAACGCAACTGCCCCCCGATCTGGTTACGACGGTGGCCACAGCAGAGAGCGACAACCGCGACCTGAACCCCGACGGTTCCGTTGTCACGTCCCCCAAGGGCGCTAAGGGGCGCATGCAGGTCATGGACACCACGAACACCGACCCTGGCTTCGGCGTGCAGCCGGCGCAGGACGACAGCCTGGAAGAGCGCGCGCGGGTTGGCCGCGATTATCTCCAGGCGATGCTGCAAAACTATGGCGGCAACCTGACGCAGGCCCTGGCCGCCTACAACGCGGGGCCCGGTAACGTGGACAAGGCCCTGGCCGCATCCGACAAGGCGAGCGATCGGGCCAACTGGATGAATTATCTGCCCAAGCCATCCGAAACAATCCCGTACGTGCGGGGCATTCTGGCCAAGTACGAAGCGGGGCAGGGCGCGCCGGCCAGGCCTACGCTGCAAGACCTGCAGCGGAATGTCCGGGACGAAATGCAGGGGCAGAATCCCGAGCGCGTCCGTATCGCTCTCGAAGAAACCACGCGCCAGTATGAGGTTGCCAACAAGGCCATCAAGCAACGCGACGACGAGGCGGTGGCCGGCGCCATGCGCGAGCTGGTGGCGAACGGTGGGCGGTACTCCGACTTGCCGCTGGCCGTGCGCGCCAACATCCCGGCCGGCAACGTCGCTGAGGTGATGGGTTTCGCGGGCAAGGTCGCAAAGGGGGAGGACCGGACCAACGAGGCGGTCTATCAGAAGCTGGCCGGCGATCCGTCGTACCTGCGGAGCCTAAGTGACAACGAGTTCTATCGCCTGCGCGGTGAACTGAGCGAATCGGATTTCAAGACGTTCTCGAACCAGCGCGGCGCTGCGGCAGGCCGGGGGGTTGACAAGGTCGACGAGCTGAACACGTCGGCCATCAATAGCACGCTGAACAACCGCCTCGCCACCTTGAAGATTGACCCCAGTCCTAAGGACGGCACCAGCGACGCCATGCGCGTTGGCGCCATTCGCAAGTTCGTCAATGACGCTGTGCTGGACCAACAGAAGGTGGTCGGCAAACAGATGACGGACCGGGACACGGAAGAGTTCATCGACGGGCTGTTCGCCAAGTCCGTACAGTTCCGCAGCTTCTGGTTCGGATCGTCGAACGAGCGGCTGCTGACGTTGAAGGTGGGGGACATCCCCGGCGAGGTCAAGACCGCGCTGAAGGCGGACTTCAAGAAAAACGGCATTGATGACCCGACCGAGGCCGACATGCTAGGGGCCTATTGGCGGATGCAAACCGCGCTGCAGCGCCAGCGCGCAACCGGAGTGGTTACGGACTGATGGCCGAAGAACTGGACACCTCAAGCGCCGTTGCGGCCTATCTGAACGACCCGAATCCGCCGACGTCGGACCCGGTGGGCGCCACCCGTGTGTCGGTGGCGGCGGCACTGGGCAGCAACCCCGACCTGGAGGCCGAACTGCGCCAAGTCGCGTCACGCACGGGCATTCCTATCGATTCCGTGCGCCGCCATCCTGAGGAAGTGAAGCGCGAGGCCGCGCTCACGTCCTTTAATTTCGAGCGCTTGGCACGCGATTTTCCGTCGACCGCCGGCTACCTAGCAGGCGTCGAGAACGCACGCATCGCGCACGACGACGTCGATAACATGGGCGTCATCGAAAAGGGCATTCGCGGTCTGTCCAACCTGGGCAGCGCTGCGGCGTCGGCGTTTCCCCAGGCGGGCGGTGCGCTGTGGCGCGTCGGCCAAGCCGGGGCGGAAAACCTCGCGCCGCTGCTGGACCCTCTGGCGGGCACGCTGCTGCCGGAGAACCCGCTGCGCCGCCTGGCGGCCGGCATGGCCGGTATGGGGCGCGCGGGGGAGGCTTCTGCAAAGGGCCTCATGCCGCAAGCAACGGGCAACATCGAGGCGGGCGTCTATTCGGGCGTGCAGTCCCTGGTGACGATGGGCCTGACGCTGCCGGCCAGCATCGTGACGGGCAACCCTGCTCCAACGCTCTACGGCATGTCGGGTATCACGGGCGGTCAGGCCTACGGTCAAGCGCGCGAGGCTGGCCTTGATCCATACCGCGCGTTGATGTTTGGCACGTCACAGGCCGCGATCGAGTACGCCACCGAGCGCATCCCGGTCGGGCGCTTCCTGCACGACATGAAGGCGGGCACGCCGTTCTGGAACATGCTGCTGCGCCAAGTGTCTGCCGAGATCCCCGGCGAACAGGTGGCGACCGTGTTGCAGGATCTGAACGAATGGGCCGTGATCAACCCGGCGAAGCCATTCTCTGAATACCTGGCGGAGCGCCCCAGCGCCGCTGCGCAGACTCTGGTGGCCACGATTGTGGCGTCGGGCGGCGCGGTGGGCACCGCGCAACTGGCGAACACCGCCGCCGACCGGCTGGCCGGGCGCACTGTCCAGGCGGAGCGCGCGCAATTGGACGGCCAGGTGCTGTCCGAACTCGATGCTACCGCAGCCGCGTCCAAGCTGCGTGCGCGCTCCCCGGATGACTTCCAGGCTTTCGTCAAGGAGGCCATGGGCGACGGGCCTGTGCAGGACGTCTACATCCGCGCCGAAGACCTGGCGCAGTCCGGCGTTGACGTGGCGCAGCTGGCCCAGGTGTCGCCGGCCGTGGCCGCGCAATACGAACAGGCGCTGGCCACTGGCGGTGACGTGCGCATCCCGGTGGACGAGTACGCGACGCGCGTCGCGGGTACGGACCTGTCGCAGTCCATGCTGCCGTTCCTGAAAACCGAGCCCGCCGGCATGACACAGGCCGAGGCCCAGGAGTTTATGCAGAACCGCAGCGGGTTGCTGCGCGCCGAGGTCGAGAAGGTCATGGCCGAGCGCGAGGCAGACGCGCCGTTCAAGGAGTCCAAGGATCTTGTCGAGTCGGAGTTGATGACCCAGCTGGAGCAGGCCGCCCGCTTCACGTCGGACGTGAACCGCGCGTACGCCGGCATGATGTCCAATTTCTACGCCGTGCAGGCCGCGCGCCTGGGCCTGACGCCGCAGGAAATGTACCAGCGCTACCCGGTGCAGATCCGCGCCGAAGGCTTTGGCCAGCTCGACCAGGGTATGGCTGCGCCGGCAATTGGCGACGTTCGCCAGGCGTGGGAAGACGTTGGCGTTGACGGGTTCATTTCGGAGAAGGGTGACACGATCACGGTTTCCAAGATTGTCGTGCCTGAAGCGCGGCGGGGGCAGGGCGCGGGCACGCGCGCAATGCAGCAGCTTGTGGAATACGCCGACGCTACGGGCAAGAACATCGTCTTGACACCTTCCCCGGACTTTGGCGGCGATGTGGCGCGGCTCAAGGCTTTCTACAAGCAATTCGGCTTTGTGGAGAACAAAGGCCGCAACCGCGCATTTAGCACGTCGGAAGGGATGTACCGTGAGGCGCCAGGCAAGACGCTCTATCAAGCCAATCAGCCTAACGCGCGGGGCGCCTACAACATCGACACGCGCACGATCTCGCTGTTGCAGAACGCGGACCTGTCGACGTTTCTGCACGAGTCCGGGCACTTCTATCTGGAAGTGCTCACGGACATCGCCAGCCAGGCCGACGCGCCGGCGGCTGTGCGCGATGACGTTCAAAAGCTTATGGCTTGGTTCGGCGTGCCGGACCTGGCCGCCTGGAATGCGCTGGACCTTGAGGCGAAACGACCGCACCACGAACAGCTGGCCCGAGGGTTTGAGGCGTATCTGTTCGAAGGGAAGGCGCCGACGCCCGAGCTGCAGGGGTTGTTTCAGCGCTTCCGCGCGTGGATGCTGGCCGTCTACCGGTCAATGACCGCGCTCAACGTCGAGCTCTCGGACGAGGTGCGCGGCGTATTCAGCCGGATGCTGGCGTCAACCGAGCAGATTCGCGAAACCGAAACCTTGCTCGACTACAAGCCCGCCTTCACGTCGGCCGAGCAGGCCGGCATGACCGCCGAGGAATGGGCGCAGTACCAAGCTCTTGGCCTGGAGGCGACACAGGACGCCGTGCAGCAGTTGGAGGCGCGCAGCATCCGCGACATGAAATGGCTGTCCGGTGCCCGGAGCCGCGTGATCGCTCAGATGCAGCGCGAGGCTGCGGACAAGCGCAAGACGGTGCGTAAGGAGGTCGAGGCGGAAGTGATGGCCGAGCCGGTTAATCAGGCCAAGACCTTCATGAAGCGCGGGATTGATCCTGTCACCGGCGATACGGTGGAAGGCCCGACCAAGCTGCAAATCAGTGCCCTGGAAGAAATGTACGGCGGGGAGGGCAACCGCTATGCGCTGCTGGATTGGTCGCAGCTCGGGTATGGCCGCTATGGCATGCTCGCCGAAGACGGTCTCAACCCCGACATTGTGGCCGACCGGTTCGGCTTTGCCTCGGGCGACGGCTTGGTGCGATCGGTGCTGGCCGCCGAAGACCCCCGCGCCAAGATCGAGGCATTGACGGACCAGCGCATGCTGGAGCGGTATGGCGACCTGACCGACGCGCAGAGCATCGCGCGCGCGGCTGATGAAGCCGTGCACAACGAAGCGCGTGGCCGATTCATCGCCACGGAGGTGAACGCTTTGCAGCGCGCGCTCGGGCAGCGCCAGGTACTGGCCCGCGCTGCGCGCCAGTTCGCCGAAGCGACCATTGCCCGCCTGCGCATCCGGGACGTGCGGCCCAGCCAATGGGCCGTGGCCGAGGCCCGCGCCGCGCGCGCCGCTGAGCAGGCCCTGCGCAAGAACGATCTGCAGGGCGCAGCTGTCGAGAAAAAGCGCCAGCTCGTGAACAACTACGCGACGCGCGCGGCACAAGCGGCGCAGGCCGAGATCGATAAAGACCTGAACTACATGAAGCGGCTGTCGAACTCGACCGCTCAATCAGGGATGCGCGGTGAATCCCTGGTGCAGCTGAACGCGCTGCTGGCGCGCTTCGACCTGCGCAGCAGTTTGTCGTTGCGCCAAATCGACGCCGCCAAGACGCAAAGCCTGGCCGAGTTTATCGCCAGCGAATCCGAACGATTGGACGCCGTCATGCCGGATCTGCCGGCCTACATTCTCGACGAGGGGTTCCGCCGGCACTACAAGGACATGTCGGTCGAAGAGTTCCGGGGGCTGGTGGACAGCGTCCGCCAACTGGCCAACCTGGCGCGTCGCGAACAGAAGATGTACACCGCGCTGCGCGATATGTCTTTCGACGAAGAGCGCAGCGCCGTGCTGGCGCGTATGCGCGAATTCAATCCCAAGGCGTTCGACGAGGCCGGCGACCCGCTGGCACGCGAACCTGAGTTCGTCCCCAATATCCGCAAATCGGTGGCGAAGCTTGGGGACGGCTTCGCCGGTGAGTTCCTGAGCGCGGAAACCATCCTTGATATCCTGGAGGGCGGCAAGTTCGGGCAGGTGCATGAATCCCTCTTTGGGCGGATGAGCTCGCGCGCCAACTGGAAGGCGACGCGAATGGAGAAGGTCTATCGCGACCTCAAGCCGCTTTTCAAGCAGTGGAACCTGAAGGAGCGCCGGGACTACGGCCGCAAGGGCATTGTCGTGCCCAGCATCGGCACCAGCATCACCCGGGAAAATGCGCTCGTTGCCGCCCTGTTGTACGGCAACGCGGACGGACGCAAGCGCTTAGAGAACTACGGTTGGAACGAGAACCGCATGCAGGGCGTGCTGGACGTGCTGGACGAACGCGACTGGAAACTGGCGAACGCTATCTGGGATCAATTCGACAACAAGCTGTGGCCTGAGCTCGAAGCGCTGAACAAGCGCACACGCGGTAAAGCGCCGCCGAAGGTGGAGGCGCTGCCGTTCCCCACGAAGTTCGGCGAGGCCCGGGGTGGATACTTCCGTTTGAAGTACGACACGGACCTGGACGAGCGTGCGCACCGGTTCGATGAAGGGGCTGCCGTCAAGGAACTATTGGGCGGCGGTATGGGCATGTCGGCCAAGACCAATCAGGGAACCAGCACGCAGCGCAAGGACGGTGTCGTCATGCGCCCACGGCTGGATCTGGGCGTCTTTGTCGAGGCCGTCAACGAGACGGTACACGACCTGGCGCTGCGTGAGGCCGTGGCCGACACGATGCGCCTCTTGAACGACAAGGGTGTGCAGACCGCGATCAAGTCGTCCGTCGGCGTGCCGGCATACCGCGCGCTGGTAAACCGTGTTCGCGAAATCGCTGCGCCGCCGCGCAATCCGTCGGGCTTTATCGAGAAGATCCTGGCCAGCGCCCGCCGGAATACCATCGTGGTCCTGATGTCTGGTGTCAAGACGGCGCTGCAAAACGTGGTTGGCCTGGTGCCGGCGCTGACGCGGGTGAATCCCGGCAATATCGGCCTTGAAATGGCGCGCTTCTACAGCCCGGCCATGGCCGAGCGGTATCGGTTTGCGATGGACAATTCGGAATACATGCGCCATCGGTACCAGAATTTTGATCGCGATCTGAACGACATGGCCGCCAAGCTCACCGTGAAGGGCCGCCTTCTGCCCGACACGGCGACGATGCTCGCGCTGATGGGCATGGTTGATCGTGGCGTGTCGGTCCCGGTGTGGAATGCGGCATTCAAGGACGGGATGGCGCAGTTCGACAATGACAATGCGAAGGCGGCGGACTATGCCGATCACATCGTGCGCCAAACTCAGGGTAGCGGCCGCGACGTGGACCTGCCCAAGATCATGTCCGGGCACGGCGGCTATGGCCAACTCAAGCGCCTTTTCACTATGTTCTACAGCTATTTCAACAGCCAGCTGCAGATGCTTGTGCGCGCCGGTGCTATCGCAAAGCGCGAAGCCAGCACAAACCCGGGCGCCGCCGTTGGTAAGTTCACGCTGCAATTCGTGATGATAGCGGTGCTGCCGGCCGTTCTTACCGAAATGATGATGGGCCACGGTGGGGACGACGAAGACGAGGATAAGCTCGCCAAGCGATATGCCCGAGCGCTCGCTATGTACGGCGCCGGTATGTTCCCCATCGTGCGCGATATTTCGTCGTATACCTGGTCTGTGTTCGACACCGACACCTACAACTTCGGCTACAAGATCAGCCCTGTCCAGTCGGCAGGGGAAGGTGTGGTGAAGGGCATCCAGTCGCTCGCCGATATCGTGGCGGGAGAGGGGGATATTGTGGACACCAAGAACGCAATAATGGGGACGAGCTTTGCATTCGGCCTGCCGGGCAAGTTGATCTCCGATTTCGTGGTCGGGGCCAATGCTTGGATGAGCGGCGACGCCGGCCCGGAGGCGCTTCTTTTTGGGGCGCCGCGGCGGTAGGGCGGGTGCGCATACCCGAAGCGTAGCCTCTGAGAATTGGCGCGTACCGCGAGGACGCGCCAATGACTATCAGTTCGACCACCCGCAAGGCGGGGCCGTTCTTCGGCAACGATGCAACGATCGACTTCCCGTTCACCTTTAAGGTGTTCAAGAAGCAAGACCTTAGTGTCACCTTGACCGATCTAAACGGCGCCGACTCGGCGCCTTTGATCCTTGATTCGGCCTACACGGTCACCCTCAACGCCAACCAGGATAGCAATCCTGGTGGAACCGTGCGCTATCCCCGTGCGGGCCTCCCATTGCCCACCGGCTACCGACTGACAATCACCGGGGGACTGGCGAACACGCAACCCACCGACATCCAGAACAGCGGGGGCTTCTACCCGCAGGTTGTCGAGGATATGGGTGATCGCAGCACCATTCAGATTCAGCAGCTTCAGGAGCAGGTCGATCGATCGTTGAAGTTCTCGGTGTCCGACACCGGTGCCGGCGCAGTACTACCGCCGGCGGATATTCGTGCAAACAAGATACTGGCCTTTGATGGTGACGGTAAGCCGTCCGTGCTTGTGCCGGTGAGCGGCAGCGCCGCGGACGTGCTAATCCAGCTCGCTGGTGGCGGCGGGTCGTCGCTTGTGGGTTTCCGGCAGGTCGGTGTCGGCGCAGTCGCGCGGACGGTTCAAGACCGGCTACGCGATAGCATCAACGTTCGCGACTTTGGAGCGAAAGGCGATGCTGTCACGGACGACCGTACAGCCATCATCGCGGCAGACGTTGTAGCCACGATGCTCGGCAAGTCCCTTGAGTTTCCCGATGGCGTTTATCGGTCTTCCAACGGAATCGACAAAACAGCGAAGTGGCGAGGGGTTGGGGCGCCCGTTATTGGCGTTTTTCCGGTCGTGGACGATAAGCGATTCCTGCGGCCGGGGCAGAAGAGCCTCATTCCGGGTACCAGTCTTCTTTTCACGGGCACCGGTACCCTGACAAAGACGACGCCGCGGGCAGACATGTTTTCCAGCTTCACGTATTGCGTGCGTGATGTGGACCGTGGAAGTTCGATGGAAGGCATGGCGATCATCTTGGACTGTGATGTCTATGACGCCGGTGGCAACCTGACACTGCCGGCTAACGACAACCGCGCCAGCTACGATGTGGGCCGGTTTATCGATGACGCTTCGCAATGCTATTCCCGCGACGTGGCCGTCTTCGGGTACTTCGCCAAGGCGGGCACAGTGGTCTACAGCCAAATCGGCAATGACGACCCGGATTACAACATCTTTGATGAATGCTCGACCATGGGCATGTACGGACTGGCACTCATCGGGGGTGACACGGCGACGCCGATTCCGAATGGGTTGTCGGGCACGCAGGGGTACGGGTTCGATATCTGGTCGATGGACCACCACAGCCGCGCGCCGGACAACGCCGCGGCGCAGTACGCGGGCGCCGACGCTTGGCGTTGCCTGTACATCGACGTCAATACGACGGTGTCGACCAAGGGGAACGGCCATGCGTTCTACGGAGGCTGCATTCGCACCTACGCAGACCACCCGCTGGGCCTGGACCACTGCAACAACGTCCGGTTCTATGGCACGGTGTTTGAGGAAACGAGCTGGGGCGTGACGGGTTCGACCACCACCACGCACCTTGCCACCGTCAGCACCACCGACGTCTCCTTCATCGATACCCGGCATTCCAAGGATTCGCTGTTCCATGCGGGGTTCGCCGGCGCTATGACGGGCCAGTTGATCGCCATCGGTAGCCCGCTGAATGCGTCGGCCGGCATGGTGGTGTCCGTGCGGGACCCGGCGAACAACGGGCAATTCAACTGGACGCGGGTAAGCGCCGACGGCATCAGCGGCGATCCGTATATTCAGTTGGGCACGGGCTCGGTAGCATCCGCGACCACCGGGTGGTCGATGCGCCGCGACATTGACGCAAGCAACATTTTTGACCTTCGCTACAACGCTGCCAGCGTGGCGCAACTGTCCACGGCTGGCCTGTGGGTCCCCGAAGTTGGGAACGCCAAGAAGATTCGGCACCAGCGCGCACCGTCTGTTATTGCTTCTGGCTCCATCGCATTCACGCGAACTTGGGCAATTGTCACAACCGGGACCGGAAGCGGTGGCACGCTCCAGACGATTACCGGGGGGACGCAAGGCGACGAGATCATCATTACGGCCGGCCTGACCGCTGAACCGATCACCGTCGACACCGCGGCGGGAAACATCCGTATCGGTGCGAATACCGTTGTCTCCGGGTTCGTGAACCTTTGCCTTGTTTACAACGGTAGCTTCTGGGTGAGGAAGAGTGGATGAGCGCGGCGCCGAATGATTTGCAGGCGCTTCAGTCGCAAATCCAGCAGTGGCGGCAGGAAGAGCGTTTGGATACCGCTGCGAATCATGCCGAGAGCAAGAACGAAATGGAAGCACTGCGCCGGGAAATGCTGGCCTTGTCGTCAGCTGTCAAGACGGCATTCCCGGGCGGAGACTTTGACGGGCACCGCCGCTATCACGAACTGCTGATCGCGCGGGAAGAGCAGCGCCAGCAGATCCGCCGCGAGGTGATCACGCATCTGCTCAAGGGCAGTACATGGGCGATGCTGCTTGGCCTGTTCTGGATGGTGATCAAGCATGGTAAGGACTACCTGAAATGAACATGATCCAAGACTGGCGCCGCAAGTTTCCCCGCCTCTGGAGCGTGCGCCTGGCGCTGCTGGCCGCGCTGCTGTCCGCCATCGAGGTTTGCATGAATCTATGGCTGACCGGCAAGCCGCCGCTGATCGTGATCGGTGCCGGTCTTTTCTCTCTATGCGCGGCGATCGCGCGCGTTATCTCCCAGCCGAGGCTGAACAATGAAGACCGGAACTAAGCGCACCCTCCAGGGGACTGTAGGGGCGGGGGCCGCGGCGATTCTGCTGTCCATCGTCCCGAAGTTCGAAGGAGTGATCTTGCGTGGCTACAAGGACCCAATCGGTATCGTGACGGCCTGCGCCGGGCATACCAAGACGGCGGTGCTGGGCAGGCCCTACACGCCCGAAGAGTGCACCGTGCTGCTGGATCAGGATCTGGTCGAGCATGCGCAAGGGGTGCTGGCCTGCACGCCCGGGCTCGCTGGGCACACTAACCAGACGGCCGCCGCCGTGAGCTTCGCCTATAACGTCGGGGTGGGTGCGTATTGCCGATCGATGACCGCGCGCCGGTTCAACGCTGGGCAGTGGGCTGGCGCGTGCAAGGCCATGAACCAGGCCGACAGCGGCAAACCGCAATGGGTATGGGCTGACGGCAAGATGCTGCCCGGCCTGGTGACACGCCGTGCCGCCGAGCGGGCGCTGTGTGAAACGGACATGCCGAAATGAACCCGTTACTGCGCGCCGCGCTGCCGTACCTGGCCGGTGCTGCTCTGGTGGTGGGCGCGGGCCTGGCGGTTGGCTGGTACGGGCATAGCCAACGGGCCGCTGGCCGCGCTGAATGCCAGCTGGGCCACCGCATCGCCGGCCTGGAGGAATTCAAAACGGAGGCTGAGCGCCTGACGGGCCTGTCGCAGAACCTGGCCGACACTGCCGACAAGCTCGCCAACGCAGAGCCCAAGGTCATCGAGAGGTATACCCGTGAAATCGTTCAGCGCCCTTTGCCTGCTGACTGCGTGCGCGACCCTGGCCGGGTGCGCGCAACCAACGAAGCCATCGACGCGGCCAACACTGCCCGTCAATCTAAGCGCGTCGTGCCCGCCGGTCCCGCGCGTTGATTCGTCGTCCTGGGATGATCTGGCGCAGGCGCATATGGCGCTGGCCTTCCAGTACGCGGAATGCGCCGCCCGGCACCAGGCCGTGGTCGACGCTTGGGCCAAGCCCTAGACCATCCCCGCGCGCTGTTCCTGTCAAGCTAGACGTTATGCTTGCCCGGCCGAGCTCTTGCGGATAAGCGTCGTACTTTTCAGGATTGCTTTTGCCGCTGAATCTAGCAAGCTGGCCGCCTCTTCCATAGAGCCGGCCGTCGATGAGACATTAGGAACATTAGCCACTTGGTTCGGCACATGCTCGATTTTGACAAGCGCGAATTCAACCAGATCACACGCATGATCGAATTCATGAGAATCCATTTGTTTGCCGCGAGCCGCAAGATACTCGTAGACGATATTCGATGA